GAATGCGCTGGCAGCGGCGGCGATGCCCAGGATGGCGCCAGCGGTGACGGCGGCGACGGGGATGATCGCGCTGCCCATGCCGATCGCGGCGATCACCAGACCGACCACCGCGAGCTGCGCGCCCGAGCTTCCGTTGGCGACGCCTTGCATGGCGGCCGACACGTTATTCAGGCCGTTCTGCGCGGCCTGCCAGCCGACCTTTCCGAGCGCGTCGCCGAGGCCGCCGACACCTTTCGCCAGCGCGCTCACAACCTTGCCGAGACCGCGATTGAGCAGGGTGCCCATCCGGTCGCCTTTGGCGCCGGTCTTGTCCATCTCGTCGCCGAGGCCGGCCGTCTTCGCGATGGCCTTGTCGATCTCGGCGTACAAGTCCTCGATGGACGTCTTCGCCTGGGACGTGTCGGCTTTGACCTTCAGCTCAAAGCCCTGGGCCTTCAGCTCCCGAGCCATCGCGTCGCCCAGGCTCTTGCCGAGCTGCTCGCCCATGCGACGCGCCTGCGGGTCCAGTGCGGCCCGCAGGCGGTCGGCGAACTTCTCGGTGTTCGGGACGACGTCAACGCTGACCGAGCCGACAGTGATCTTCTCAGACATTGCTGGTCACTGCCTCTCTGCGATGGCGCTCGCGCAGCTCTTCCAGGTGCGCAATCGCTTTCGGGTCAACCCTCGACGCGGCCGACAGGCCAGGACGCGGGAGCGGCTTGGGAGGCGGCAGGTTCTTGACGCCGCTCTTGGACACCTGCACCCAAATCAGCTGGTGCAGTGCGTCCAGCACGCCGGCCAGGAGGTAGTCCTGCCGTGCCCACGGTCCGTGCTTGCCGGCGTGCTGCTCGGTCGCCTCGGCCAGCTGCTCGTCGGTGAGCGACTCCCGTGTCGCGGTCGCGTACGCCGATTCGGGCGGCAGGTGGCGCAGCAGCACACCCAGTCGGCGGTACGTGAGGTCGCCGTCCCACTTGTCCCGCAGGTCGACGCCGAAGTACCGCTGGAGGTCAGCCTCGATAGCCTCGCTGTGTTCCTCTAGCGCGGCGTCGAGGCTCCGGATTCCCCCTCGTCCTCACCCTGCTCCCCGAAGATCGCCCCGAAGAACGGCAGCAGCTCTTCCGAGTTGGGGTCCAGCTCGATCCACTTGGCGAACTCTTTCGCCGGCAGCACCTTCTCGGCCCACGTCCGGGTGTCGCCAGTGCGTGCCGCAGCCTGCGCTGACTCCCGCCACTGGGCGACGGGCAGCGGATGGAACACCGCCGACCCGAAGTCGGTCGTGAGGGTGACCGCGAGCTTGCCGTTGCGGGAGGCCGCATCCGCGCGAGCCCGCGCGACCGGCCGTCGTGCAGCCGTCACGACAGGGCCGCCACGAGGTCGTACTCGTAGATCGAGATGCCGGTGCCGTCGGGGAACGCCGTCAGCTCGACCGCGCGCTCCACGGCACCACCGGATGCGATGTTCAGGTCGGTGATGACCGTGACCTGGGCCTGCGGCAACGCGAACCGGAGGCGGTTCGCGCCGTCCACGATGTCGAACACGGCGGCGTACCGGGTGACCAGCACCGGCCCGACCTGCACGGCCATGATGCCGGTGCCGGTGGGGTTGGGGACCGCCGACAGCGGCTCGCGGTTGTAGACCGCCAGCGTCACCGGGTTGGTCTCCAGGAACGTGACCTTGAACGTGCGCTTGCTCTGCGTGGTGACAGAGCGCACGGGCGACTGCACTTCGAAGGCCGGGATGTCGCTGGTCGTCTCGGCGACCGCCATCACCAGACCGGCCGTCGACACGAAGCCGGCGTCCTTGAATGCGGGGTCCAGGGACGTCAGCGGGGACGTCGGCAGCGCCGTCCCGAGGGGGGCGAAGAAAGCGATCCCCGGACCGCCGTTCTGGCCGGCCGTCCCGACGATCACATTGTTGGGGCTTGAGCTCATTGCGTCCTCCGGGTCGGGGTTACTGGCGGTGCAGGGTGAGTTGGTACACGGCGCCGAAACGACGCACGTTGGTGTCGTCGTACGGACGCCAGGCAGGCGCCGTGAGGGTCTGCGTCCGGGTGACGACCAACCCGGCGAACGACTGACGCGGAAGATGCTCGATGATCAAGGTGCGCACCTTCTCGGCGAGCGCGTGCGCCCCAGCGCGGTCGGCGATGGGGTCCCCGGTGCCGCTGAACGCGGTGATGTCCACCGTCGCGACGTCGATGCCGTAGGGCTCATCCACGCCGCCAGCTCGCACCAGCTGGATGAGCTGGGCGGGAATGTCTGCCGGGGTCTCGGTGACGACGCGCACGCCGGTCTGCGCATTCAGCCACGGGCCAATGGCGTCCTCAACCGAGACGAAGTCAGCCACGGAGGGCGTCCAGGGCCTTCATCATCACGTGGTGCGCGGGGTTGTTCTTGGTCCCGTACTCCACGAAGAACGCTTCCGGCGCGTCGTTGATCAGCCGGCCGTAGGCGCGGCTCGTCTTGCGGTGCTGCACACCGGACTCGACGTGGAAAGACGCCTTGTAGCGGCCCGCGTGCGGGCTGTCCGGGTCGACGGGCGCGATGATCTCCGCGAGCACCTTGGCGCGCTCGGCGCGACGGTGCATCTCGTCCACCATCCAGTCGGAGCAGAGCATCTCGCCGATCCCCCGGTAGTTCGCGTGGAAGCTCATCCCGTCACCAGATTCAGTCGCAGCTCTTGGGACGTGCTCCCCGTGAACGGGTTGCGGTGGACGGCCGGCTGCCCATCGACCTCGTAGGTCTCACCGCTGACGATGAAACGGTCGGTGGGCTCCACGGCGTAGCTGACCGGGATGACGATGGTCAGCTCACCGGAGATCAGATCCTGGCCCTGCACGTGCTCCCTGGTGCCCATGAAGCGTTTGGAGCCGACGCCGGGGAACACTGCCGCCCCGTAGATGTCGGTCGGCGTCCAGCTGACGACGTCGTTGCCGTAGCCGGGCGTGCTCGTGACCGTGCGCTGGAGCCAGGTGATCGTGACGCCGAACGGGCGCATCACGACATTGACCAGTCAGCGCCGCCAGGCAGCCAGCCACCCCCGGCCTGCAAGACGGAGGCGAACGGGTCTTCGGCGACCTGCGCCCAGTAGTCCAGGGGCGACGTGCGCGGGCCGATCAGGTCGATGCTGAAGGCGCCGCCGATGCCGGCCGCACGCTTCAGCGTGGTGCGCTCGCCTTTGGTCAGGAAGACGCCGGGCGAGGATGACGGGCCGTGCGTGACGGTGTCCGGGCCGGTGGTCTCGGCGGCTGCGCCCGTGATGTTCGTGTACGCCCGAATGGCCGCCGACATGACGACAGCCGCTGCCGACGCGGGCAGCGGGTTGACCAAGTCCAGGCACAGCTGCTCGGCGTCGGCGATGAGCGCGGTCGCTCGCGCGACGTCGATCTGCACGCCCATCCGGGTTGCCATGCTTGCCGGCGTCGGGGTGGTGTAGGTCACTGCGGCTGCACCACCCCTTCGTCAACGGGTTCGATGAACGTGATTGCCAGGACGACGACGCCCTGGTCGACGGGCTGCACGAAGGTCGGCACGTAGGGGCCGGTGGTGCCGGCGTCCAGCGGCTCGACAAACCGCAGCCATGCGACGTCGACCGACTGGCCGGTGTCGGTGTCGGTGACGACCACTTCGCCGAGCACGGTGAGGGAGCCGTCGTCGGCGCCCGCGCCCGTCTCGGCGCCAGCCATGTCGGCGGCCAGGACGGCAGCCTCAGCGGCCACGCCGGTCTCGGCCTCGGCCAGCTCGACGGTCAAGGTGGGGCGCACCGTGGCCGACCCCGTGTCGGCGCCAGCGAACTCGGCGGCCAGGAGTGCGGCGCTGTCAGCAGCGAGGCCCGCGTCGGCGCCGGCCAGCGCGGCAGTCTCGGACGCCCCCTCGACGCCCGAGCCCGTGTCCATGCCGCCAGCCAGCGCCGCAGCGGCCCCCGTCTCGGCGCTGGAGCCCGTCTCAGCGCCGGATTCCTGCGCTGCGGTGGTCCCCGCGTCGGTGCCGCTGCCGTCGTCCGTGTCAGCCTCGTGGGCCTTCATGTGGATGACGGCTTCGGAGCTGCTGCCGGTGTCGGCGTCAGCCTCGCCTGCGGTCTCGGTCGCGGCCTCGACCCCGGCGCCAGTGTCGGCGGCCGAAGCCAGTGCGGAGGCAGCTGCCGTCTCGGCAGCGGCGCCCGTCTCGGTGGCCGCCTCGTGCGCGGTCTCGGCCGCAGCATCGGCGCCGGCCCCGGTGTCCGAGCTGGCGTCGTGCGCGGTCTCGGTGGCGACCTCGGCAGCGGTGCCCGTGTCGCCGCCAGAGGCCAGAGCCTCGGCCTGGGCCGCGTCGGCACCAGTGCCCGTGTCGGCGCCCGTGTAGAGCCCCAGGGCGCTGCCGGTGTCGGCGCTGGCCCCAGTGTCCGAGCCTGCCTCGTGGGCGGTCTCAGACCCCGTGTCGGCGCCGGAACCGGCCTCCGAGCTGGCCTCGTGCGCGGTCTCGGTCGTGGCCTCGGCGCCAGCACCCGTGTCGGCGCCGGATGTCAGTGCAGAGGCAGCTGCCATCTCGGCTGCGGCGCCCGTCTCGGTGCCCGCCTCGTGAGCGGTCTCGGTGGACGCCTCGGCGCCTGCGCCCGTGTCGGCGCCGGCATAGTGGCCGGTTACGGTGCCCGTGTCGGCAGCAGCGCCCGTGTCGGTGGCCGCCTCGTGGACGGTCTCAGTGGCCGCCTCGACGGCGGTGCCCGTGTCGGCGCCCGAGGACAGATCCTCGGCGCTGCCAGCGTCGGCCCCAGCGCCAGTGTCGGCGCCCGACTCGGTCGCGGTCTCGGTGGCCGTGGCTGAGCCAGCGCCAGTGTCAGCGCCGGACTCGGTCGCGGTCTCGGTGGCCGTGGCTGAGCCAGCACCCGTGTCGGCGTCCGACTCGGTCGCGGTCTCGGTGGCCGTTGCTGAGCCGGCGCCAGTGTCGGCGTCCGACTTGTTCGTGGTGCTGCTGCCCTGCTTGATCAGGAACGTCAGCGCAGCCCAGGCGTTGCCTGCACCGCCCGCGAAGGTGGTGGTGAGGTCGCCGGTCGCGCTGGTCAGCGCGTAGTCGAGGTCGTAGTAGCAGGCGATCGCGGACCCGCCGCTCACGGTCCCGGTGTCGCAGGCCGGTCCCGCCGTCGCGGCGACGCTGTCCAGCGTCCAGCCGGTCGAGGTACGGGCCACGGAGCCGGCCAAACCGGCGAACGTGACGACCGCGTCGTCGGCCTGGGTGGGCGTCATCGACGGCGCGCCAACCGCGAGACTGTTGGTCGCCGACACCGCCCCGACGGGGGTGCCGTCGGTGCCAGCCGTTCCCCTCAGGACCAGGCAGGCCAGCGCTTTCTTCTGCGCGACGGACGACGTCACCGTGACCAACGCACCAGATTCGGTGCCGGCCGCCGTCAGCGCCCAGCCAGCAAGGTGCGCGGCCGAGCGGTCCTGCTGGGCCTGGGGGGAACCGAAGCCGGTGTCAGCCGACCACGTGTGCGTGCCGACGCCGCCCTGCTCTTCGGCGCCCAGCAGGATCAGGTCGCCGGACAAGATGCCGGTCGGCAGGGTGATCGTCGCCGTCAGCGACGACGTGGTCTGCGGATTGGAGGCCGTGCCGACGACGGTGATCGACACGGCTCACCCCTCCACAGCTGAGCCGTTTAGAGCCCCTTAGTGACTCAGGACTCGGTGACGGTGACGGCCAGCACCCACGAGCCGGTGCTCTTCGTGCCCAGCGCGACGCTCGTCTTGTGGTCGAACAGACAGGCGTTGACCGTGGTGCCGTTGACGACGGTCGCGGCACCGATGTCGATGCCCCACTCGTTCCACGCGAAGTTTGCGAGCGCAGACGTGAAGGTGGCCTGGAGGCTGAGCACCGCGCCCGCCACCGACGGGAAGCTGCCGTCCATGATGACGAACTGCCGGTGCGTCGCACCGGCCGCCGCACTCAGGTCAGTGTCGCCGACAGCAGCGGTGCCCACCCCGTCGCCCACACCGAGACGGGCCGTGGTCGCGGTGATGCCGTCAACGGCCTGCTTGTTCAGCAGCTTGACCAGCTGGGTCAGGCCGGCCGTGGTGATCAGGTTGGTCCCGCCGTCCACGACCTCGTGGTCCGGGTACGCCTGGATCAGATGCGAGCCGTGGATGTCCTCGGCGGCCAGCGCGTTGCCGTGCAGCACGGCCAGGACACGGTCCTCCGGGAGCTGCAACGCGGCGGCGGTGTCCGCGTACGTCGCCCCCTGCTTCTGCCGGCTCAGGATCTCGGCGTTGTACTGATCCACGACGGCAGCGTGCTGCTCGTCGGTGAACTTGTGGACGACCGCAGTCGCTTGGAGCTTCGCGACGTCAGCAGGCATGGTCACTTTCCTCTCAGGAAGCAAGCGCCTCGACGGCGTCGCACCAGCGGTTCAGATCGGTTGTCGGATCGAGCTGCGCACTGCGCGCGAGTGAGCGTTTGCTGGCCGCCGCATACGGCGCCGGCTGCATGAGCTTGCGGATCTCGCGGACCCACGCGCCCAGGTAGTCCCGTGACGCGAAGATGCCCGCCTTGCCAAGTGCCTCGCGCAGACCCGGTGTGGGGTGCGCGATGGTCGGGATGCCGGATGCGGCGGCCTCGATGCCGACGCGCCCCCAGCTCTCGTAGTGGGAGGGCATGAGCAGGATGCGCGTGCGGCCGTAGACCTCGCGCATGTCGGCTCCGTGCCGCAGGATCTCGACGTTGGGGAGGTCGCCCTCCTGCTGTCGGCCGTATGCGCCCTGCACACCCAGGAAGGGCACGTCAGGCATCTCTTCGGCCAGCCGCCAGAACACCGCCCCGCCCTTGTCGGCGCACAGGTTGACCAAGGTGACCGAGTCGCCGGGCGTGGTGCGGTAGTCGTCGGCATGCACGGGCGGTCGCACGATGATCGCGTTGGGGCGCCGGCCGCACTCGTCGGCCATCCACTCCGAGTTGTAGACGATCAGGTCGGTCTGGCCGTGCAGGTACGTCTTGGTCGTCGGGTGGGTGTTATGCACCACGTGGACGAACGGCTTCGCGGCACTGAGCGCGGCGACAGCCGCGCCGGGCACGTTCTCCAGGTGAGACAGGACGACGTCGCTGCGCCAAACCGCGCGCCCGTCGTCCTTGTACTCACGGGGAAAGACGTGGATGCCCTCGTGCCAGTACGGCTCCTGCGCGATGTGATAGCGCGACAGGTAGACCTCGCAGCTGTGGCCGCGACGGACCAGGGCTTTGAGCATCTCCACCACCATCATCTCGGCGCCCGCGCAGTGGTACGGCGGGAAGAGATGCAAGCGGCAATGAATCGTGAGCGGACGCACGTTCAGACCTCCTGAGGGGGCGCGGCGGTATCCAGCCCGCCGCGCCCCGCGCGGATCAGGAGGTAACGCCCGCGTTGTTGACGAACTTGACGAACGCCCCGGTGTTGCTGATCACCAGGCCGTAGTACGCCTCGCACAGCAGGAGAATCAGGTTCTCCTGGAATGCGGAGTGGACGACGCCACCCTCGTCGGTGTAGGACGCGACGTCCGACACCTTGACGGTGATGTCCATGCCGACGCCGAAGGCGACCTGGCTCCAGTCGCCACCGATGGCCCGCAGACCGGAGTCGGTCGAGGTCGACTGACGCCGGAACTTGCCGGACACGGACGAGCTGTAGGCCACCGGGTAGCCGTTCAGCGTGCCGGCGAGGCCGCTGCTCTGCGCAGCGGAGACGCCTGCGTCGTACCGGCCGAGCTGCGGGTCTTCCAGGAAGATCGGACGCCCGATGGTGTCCACCTGGAGCTTCAGCTGGGGACGGATGCGCTTGTCAGCCAGCGTCCCGTTGTAGTCCCAGTCGTTGTCGAGCACGAGCGCCTCGCCAGCGACCAAGTCGGCCCACATGCCGCCGT